CCGCCTTTAAGAATCATCGCTCCATTATTAGAGGAATCGCCTGTGCTTCCGTCTCCCTGCGAAGGTAAACCGATAATCTCTCGAACTCTTTGGATTAAATCGTTCTTTAATGTTTGGGTCTGTGATTGGTCTAACTGTTCGGATATGATTTTAATGTCCGCTTTCGCATCTCCGACACTTTTTAATTCGACTAATCCCTTCTCTCTAATGGAGTTGCCTGTTTCATCCTCTAACTTTGCGTTATATACTACCATTAAACTCTGTACGAACTGTTCTACCGAATCAAGTCTGCCCGAATCGAGGTCGTTGATGGCATTAAGTAAGTCAAGCACGACCTCAATAACTGACAGACGAGAATTATTGGCAGGGTACTCAATAATGGGGATTTTATTTAAAGTGTTCGGCTCTTTGGAGATTACCGAACCTTCTTTAACAACTAAAATTTCTTTTTCAGTATAAACTGTTGTGTATTTAATGATACTTCCGCCTTCTTTCTTAACAGATACATAACATCCTGCCAAGGGCTTCTCGAAAATATCGTTAGAATAAATTACGAAGGTCTTTCTCGGGTCTAATGAGGAAATCTTAACTACTTCTTCTTCGTCGCTAAATGTGGCTCTATACGAAGTACCACATATCATTTGCCATTCAAACAGGTCTTTATCTACCCCTGCTTTTCCGATGGAATCCATGAAGTCATTTAAGGTATCTACCTTATCTGTTAAGTCCTCTTCCGATTTTCCGCTTACATACTGTATCGGAGAACCACAAAGATAACCTACTTTAAAGGAAACGATAGCATTTGCCCAATTTTCTACGACTTTATGGCATATCTCGGGGCGGATTTCCTTCTTTCTATCCAAAATAGGTTGCTTGCCTCTGTAATAGTCGTATAAAAACTGTATTTGGTTCTTATTCTTGCCATGTTTAGCCTCTATTTGGCTTAAAACATTAGTGATGTTCTCCGAAGTGATTTCTTCAAAGTCGGTATATAGTTTCTCTCTTCCGTAAAAATTAACCATTATCGTTTTCCTTTACATCTTCCGAGTTTCGTACAGACCTTCCTACTTCTACAACAACAATTCTCTTCTCTCTTTCAATCTTAACTTCGGCGATGCCGTTGTTGTTCACTATATTGTTGATAACTTTTAATGTCTGTGGATAATCTTCTATCTTCATCGCTTCTCTCCTAATTTCAAAATAACAACTCTTAATACAATGTCAAGTCAAAAAAGTCTTTTTCGGACTTCTATTTTATTTTCCCCGACAGTTACAAAACTCATAGCCATAGCCAATGAATCGGGAGCATCATCGTGCTTATTCTTACCCATTATAGAGAAACTAAAGACATTCTGCATGAAAAGTTCGTATTCATTGTCTCTTTTTCGTAAAAAGACCATCCTCTCTCTAATCTCGGGGGCTTTATCAAAGATTCGTTGCTCTTTTCCTGTCCCTGTAAAGTGTTTAGTCGTTGTTTGGATGTTACATTTATAGCCTTTTTGTTTTAGAATCTCCTCGACACCTTCGCCGTACGAAGAGGTCATTTTAGTTCCTTCCACATATATAGCACTTACTTTATGCTTAATTGCTTTATTCGCTATCTCTATCTGTGTGAAGTTCTTTTCCAAGTTAGAGTACACAACATCTTCAATAAAGAGTTCCTGCCCATATTGGTATATGATAGGGCTTGCTACAAAGTCTCCACCGCCCCATGCAGGGTCTACTACCATAAAAACTCTATCGGGGTCGCCTTCCAACTCTCCGTTAAAGTATCTTAAATCATCGGGATTAAATACTGTTCCCTCTCGTTCTATCGGTTCTCCCATATATTGGGCTAACCAACTCGCCGTATCGTTATTTCGCTCAAAAGATGCCCTTCTTTGTTGGTAAAATTCACTATTAAACCCTACTCCACAGGCATAATCGAAGTTACTTTCATCATTCTCGTCTAACGCAGGGATATTGACGAGTTTGAATCGTCTATCCTTATATTTTTCCTCATTAGCCAAGATTTCATATCGTCTCGCTATGGGGTCGGTTAGAGACCATCTTGTTCCTATCCATAAAATCTTTGCGTTCTGCTTCGCTCTCGGTAAAAAGTTATTATCTACTTTACTCCATGCGTTATTAAGTCGGTCTTTATTCATCGCTTCTTCGATTCCACTTATCAAATCATCGCCGACAATATACCCATTCGCATCCGTAGCACCATTTAGTGTGCCGTACAAACTACGACCTGTGAATGATGCGTATCTCTTCCTTCTATCTATGTTGATTAAGAGGTCTTTAGCATCCGTACTCGCTACTATTCGCTCGGGGAATACTTCATGCCATAAATATGTAGTAGTATCGTTTAAAACCTCTAATATGCCGTTATATAAGACCTTAACTACCGAATCCGTATACGAACAGTACAAATTACTCCTCTCGGGGTCTCGTAACATTGTCCACAGAATAAAGAACATTACCAAAGTGGTTTTCCCTGTTCTCGGAGGTTGGCTTAAAAACAGTTCATCCAAATACCCATCTTCCAAATCCTGTAAGGCATTACATATCGGTAAGAGTTTAGACCTACGGGGTAGCCAAAACTTCTCCTTCAACGGGCGATTCCACTCTATATATATCATAAAATCATCAAAGTGGTCTCTCGCACTTAACAAATAAGCCTTTTTTAATAATTCTCTATTTCCCGTCTCCGTAATTAAAGTTCTAAACTCACACAGTAAAGGATAGTTCTCCCATCCGTTATACAAGTGCTTTAGACAAGAAAAGGCTTTCTCATACTCCCCTTTCTCTAAAAACTCCTTATAGGCTTCGTTTAAGTTCATCCGTCTCCTCCTTCGTTAATATCCTTCTCGTCTTTAATATCCTCGCTTCCGTCTCTTCATCAAAGATTCTCTTATCAAAGTCCGTTCCCCTCTCACTTAATATGGGTCTATGTTTCCCTTTAATCTCTACTCCATCTACCGTCATATATCCTTGATAAAACCTCTTCTGCTTTAATATACTGTCTATATTATCACTACTAAACGGTCTTTCACGATACTTAAACTTCCTTAAATTGAGTTCCTTCGCTATTCCACTCTTACTACATCCTTGGCTTCGCCGATAAAACACAAACTCTACTACAAACTTCTCATAAGTGTCTACATACAACCTCTTATTCATGTTGTAATACCCATAAGGGGCGATTCCTCCTGTGAACCCTCCGTCTAATTGCTTCTTCTTCCTTCCTCTTATACTTATCTCCTTCTTCCACTCACTCTCCTTTACTACCATCTCTTTTAACCACTCGGTATCACTTCCATCCTGTACTAATACCTCTATTCCCCTCTGTAAGAGTTTAAAGGTCTCGAAGTTCCCTATCCATTCCTTTACCACTAATGGCTTCCTATCACTTACATCCCCGTACAGTAAATAGTCCATCCCTTCCTCGCCTATAAAGGTCTTTACTATCAATAACCTCTTGGCAAAGCAATAATACTCCATCTCTTTCTTCTCTCCTTCAAGGGTGTATAACCATATCTCCTTAAACCCTCCCTTGATTAAATCTTCTCTACTCAATCTCGCTTTCATATAATAACCTCCTTTTTACCATTATATCATTTATAGTCAATCATCGAACATTTGTTCGCCTTTTAGATAAAAATCTATTATGGGACAAAGAGCCTTTTATCTAATTTTCTGTTTTCAGACCTTCCCCCGCAATCGACGGGGGTGTTGCTTTTCCCCGAGGGATAGGGAGGGTGTAGCCTCACCGCCACGACATGTAGTATTCAATACTATGTGTGGAGGAGACCGAACCGCGAGAAGTAGAGCAAAAGAATCTTTTTGAGGAGAGAAGGCAACGAGACGGGGCAACAGGTCGGGGAGATGCAGAGACCGAGCGAGGCGAGAACGGGAGACGGGGAGACGGAGCGAACGACGAGAAGTAGACCGCTTGCCATGTGATGTAGTATTGAAAACTACTTGTTGGTGATATTGGACTATGTGTAATAGTATTATCTATGTGATATATGGTAATAGATATATGTATTGTGTATATAAGACTATGAGAAAGGGAGTGCTTACACTGTAGACACATTGTGTTCATTCTTGGATGTTTCACGAATTTGTCCATCAAATATCCTTGATTTGAATTGTCGAAC